CATTAATGGCAATTATATTTGTCACAACTATGATTATTACTAAACCAAATTTATCAGAAATTTTCTCAGGAACTTTTATCCCTACAGTTCCTGAAGGAAGTATTTTTATGGTAATTGCGATAATAGGAACTACTATTGTCCCTTATAATTTTTTTATTCACACTGCTTCAGCTAAAAATACTTGGAAAAACCCAGATGAATTAGAATTGTCTAAATGGGATATTTACTTTTCAATCTCAACAGGTGGTTTAATTACAGCTGCAATTTTAATTACATCAGCTGTTATGATGAGAGGGGTTATGGTTAAAACTGCTGCTGATTTAGCTATTCAATTAGAGCCATTATTAGGAAAATACGCAAAATATTGTTTAAGTTTAGGAATTTTTGCTGCAGGGCTTTCATCTGCAATAGCAACTCCTTTAGGAGCTTCTTATACTTTGGCAGGACTTTTTGGTTGGAAGTATGATAACAGTGATAATAGATTTAAAATATAATCCATACAGAAGAACTACAAAGATTTTAATTGATGGCAAAGAGATAGAAGAAAATAGTGAATTGAATTCTATAAAAGAAGGAAGTTTTGAGTTCGATTTACTCGCTATTTTAGGTACATTACCTGAATTATTTCAAGGAATAATTACAGCATATGATTTAATAGAATCTTTTTTAGAATGGATTTATTTTAAAAATTGGTTAAAAGGAGAGGAAATAAAAGAGATGGTTAGTAATGAAAATAATGTTATCGTTAATAAAGTAGATGGCACTAATAATACCATTACAAATAATATAAATATAAATATATTTAAAGATGATAAAAAAATAGAAGATATAGATAAACTATTTGTAGCACTTGGAAATTCTATTCCAAATGGTAGAAATTTAACTCTTAAAACAAATGATAAGACACATGATTATCCTTCTAGTATTAAAGAAAACTTAGAGGCTCCTATAAAAATAAAACCTCAGGAAGATGAGAGAATAGAAACAAGTGTTATCACAAGAGAAGTTATAATAAAAAAACCTGATTTTGAAATGAAATCTAAATGGCAAATATACATACATAATAAATTATATCATGTTGATATAAGTGATGAGGTATTTAAAGAATTTGTTATATCTGGTAGATTCTCAGCACATAATGGAACAAAATTAAGAGTAGATTTAGAAGAAGTTATTAAATATAATTCTAAAAATGAAATAATAAACTTAGATTACACCAACATATTGAAAGTCTATAATGACGAAACTAACTTAAGAATTCTGTAAAAAAAGGGTAGGATTTTTTCCTACCCATTTCTTCTATTACAATTTAGTAGATGATCATAAATCTTTTGATAATCTGCTTCTACCTTATCTCCTAACTTGGATATCATTGCTTTTATTTCATTTTTTTGTTTTTCAGAGCTGTTTTTTATTTCTTCAAGTTGCTTGTCTAATTTTTCTTGATCTATATAATATGTTTCCTTTTTTAATCTTTTGTTAATTTGTCTCATTAGATAATTATGATAGCCTAAGATAACTCCACCAACTGTAATTAAAGATGTTCCAAGCATTCCTAATAACGTTAAAGTGATTTCTAATTCCATTAATCCTCCTTGTATGCAAACATCCCAAATGTTCTAACAGCTCTATACATTAACTGTCTTTTGAAAAAGCCGACCCCTTGTTCTTTCATAACTGCTAAAAATACTTTATCTGCTTCCTTTCTACTTACTCCCAAATTATGACCATTTCTATATAACCAATCATGAATAACGGCTGCTTTTGTATGATCCCCATAAGTATTAATAACATTCCTGAAAATCCTAGGTACACTAGCTAAATCACACTTAAAACCTGCAGGTATATGAATTAATTTTTCTCCTATCATGTATCTATAATCTTTTTCTAAAATAAAATCTTTTCCATCATAATATTTTAAATTAAATTCATCTAGTTCTGGCATGATAACCCTCCATTATCTTTTAAATTGAATATTATCCGCTGTTCCTAATTGAAAATGGACTAAATCTTTTTGTTTCCAATTTCCACCCCAAACTATTCCATATTTATCAATAAGACCTTTAGTTTTGGCAATATCATAAATAGCTTTATAATATCTATAATCCCACTTAGCAACAGTTTTTTCTCTTACTTCTCCAGTTTTCTTATCTGTGTATTTTTCTTTCTCCAAAACTGCTATATCAACAGCATAACCATATCCATCTGATTTCATTTGATGTTTTGATTTTAATTTATATCCATCGCACCAACTAACTTTACTTAGTTTATTCCCATTGCTATCATATAAAAGAGATCTTCCTTTTTGATATTCATAACTTTGTTCTTGAGCAGTTCTTACTCCACATGTAACTTTAAAATCATATTGTGACTCTTTTATAAGTTCTTTAATAAAATTTACAACATTTGGATGAACTCCATTTAATTTTTCTAAACTATTTTCAGATAAAACAAACATATATACCTCCTTCTTTAAAATCACCTTACGATACTTAGCTAATATTTTTAGAGATAGATGTAAAATCTATCATTATTTTTTAATTCCATTCTATTTTTTCTAAATCTTCAACTGTCTTGGCTTTTTCAATTTCAATAAATATTGCTGTATACTTATTTTGAGCAGTTATAACTTTTAAAATCCATTTAAGATATACTTGATTTATATCCCCTAAACTTATATCAGCTACAGAGTTGTCTTGAAGTCTCCATTTTGTATTTAAAGATTTTAAGAACTCTTTTAATTTTCCTGATTTCATCACATTTTTTAACTTTTCTTCTAAATCTGGAGTAACAGTAATTTCCAAATCACGTAAAGCTTCTTTTAAAATTTCTATATCTGTTGTTTCTGAAGCTATGTCTAATGCTATTTTTACTCTTATAAAATTTATTTCATCATAGTCACGCATTTGAAAAACTTTCCCTTTATATTCAAAACTTCCAAATAATTTTTCTAGTAAGATAGCTTGAAACTTATGTTTAAAAGTTTTCTTTACTCCATTCATATCAATATCCCATTCATGAGAAACTGAATTCCAAGTATGATATGATGTTGGTTGAGGTACAGTTATAAGTTTTTTATTCTCTATGTACTCACCTTGATTTAATTGAATTTCTATTCCTTCTTCAATCAACTCTTGTCTTGTCATCTCTCTTATTGTATTAGTTGAAGAATCATAAGTTGCATTTTTAAATGCTTCGTTTCTTTCAACAACTATATAATTATTTGGATCTAACTCAGGATAATCTAAAAATAAATTATTATCCATAAAGTTTTTTACTTCATCAGCAGTTAAATTTACAGTAAATTCTATTCCTGCTCTTTTTTGTTTTTGATATATATAAAACATTTTTTCTCCTTTCAATTCTATAAAATATATTATTTTTCTAAAATATTCCTAACTTCTTTCTTTGTAAGATAAGTGAGTTTCTTATCTCTACAGGACTTGCTTTTTGTATATAATGCTTACTTGTAACTGTACTACTAACATGATTTGCATAGCTAGAAGCAAGCCCTAATCCTCCCAAATTATTTATAAGATTTATTGATGTTTTCCTAAGTGTATGAGGATATAAATCAGAAATATCCAAAATTAATCCCATTTTCTTTACTCTTTGCCTTATAGCTCCTTGGCTCATTTTTCTATACTCATTCCCATATTTTGTTATGAATAGCCATTCTGAATCTATCCCTTTTTCTATTCTTGTATTTATCCACTCTTGTAGTAATTCTTTGCATTTATCAAAAAAGAATACATTTACAATATATCCCTCCTTTTCTCTAACTTCTTCAAAGAAACCTTCATCTAATCTAAGTTGCTCAATTTTTAAATTCTGAATAGCACTTATTCTGCAAGCACTATCCAAAAATAATTCCCATAATATTTGGTCCTGGATATCATATTTCTTATTTTGAAATTTCATAACAAGCCTAACTGTTAATATCTGCTCAGCATTTAAAAAGTAGCTTTTTCTAATTTTATCTTTATCTGTAAACTTCAACTTATCTAGTTTATCTGTGAAAGGATGAAATTTTATTTTATTTCTTCTCACACACCAGGAATAAAAACTACTAATTGCAGTAACTTTATTCATCAAAGTTCTTTTACTGTTACCCTTACTTCTACAATAATTACGATATTTTTCTATTATTGAGGGCATATCCTTCAAAGTATCTTTTCCTAACAAAGCCTTATTTTTATAAGTATCTTCTAACCAAATTAGAAACAACTTAAAATTATTAATATAAGTTTTGTAAGTTGTATTCCATGTATCCCAGTTATTTGCCTTACAACTTTCTAAATACTTCAAATAAATTTCACTATTTTCTTTTTTGAATTTCCTTAACATTATTTCTTCCATAATGCACCTCCTAAAATTGTTAGGTACATTATATAAAGTAAAAGTGAATAGATTGGAAAATCTAAAAAGAAAGTCAGATAACATAATGTATCGTGGAGGTTCGCCAGTACCAGTTGGTACAAGTGGAAAATTACCAAATTATGTTACATATAGAAATATATTAGATTATTATTTTAAAATTAGATTTTTAGGAGGAGTATCATTTTATGTTGTCTTAGATAACTCTACAAATACAAATATAGTCGATTATACTTTATTTAATGGTATTAAATTTCACTTAGATATTAATACTAATATTTTGAAATTAGTGGCTGACCCTCAAAATCAATTTATTTCTATTGATGTATTTAATAAATTGACTTAAATATTTATCTGTAAGTTATTAAAGGTAAGAAACTTGTACTTTTATTATATTTGGACTAATCCCAGTAAAATTTCCTTTACCTCCAACTCTTATACAATTTGCATGAATATCTAGTACACAATATTCAAACCAAGTTGATTGATTTAAACAGTTTAATCCTATGATTTTTTCTTTTTTTATGTGTGGAGGGATAGGAATAAACCACTCTGTAGCATCTGTCCCGTTTTGATATCCTAATAAATTAGTCATACTCAAGATTTCGATTTTGATTAGATTTTCCAATCTCTTTCTATTTTCCCAAATTGAAAGTTCTTCAAATTTTACATCAGGGACACTGATTCTTCTGTTTTGAGTTTCTTTACAGACATAAAACTTCTTGTTTGCTGGAAAATAATAAACATTTCCTTGTATTGCTTCATTCAAAGGAAATTTACCATCTTCTTTGCCAACAGCAGCAACAACTCTATCTTCAATTTCTTGTGCTGTTCCATCATATTCACCTTTTTGAGTGTAATTTGCTTCTAAATACTCTTTTGTTATATATAAATCTTTACCATCGTTATGAACAACAACAGATCCTGTATTTGATGAAATTAAATTTATTTTTACTTCCATTCTGTGAGGTCCATCTGCTTCAGGTGGAATCCAAGAAGTCTCATCTCCATCATTCATATAAAAATATAGAACTTCTACTCCTTCATCTAATACATATATTCCTGTTTCTCTAGGGAAATAGCCTTCTTCTAAAGAAACATTATCTATAACAGTTGTTAGTACTACAGCATCTCCTTTTTGTTCTTTACTTAATATTGATTTTTCTATTTTTATATTTTTAATATCAATTAAATCAGCAGGATTTTCATTATCTATCAGTTTTCCATCTCCAAATTTCATTTTTGTAAATTGAATAGGAGTAGAACTAGCCTGACTTTTTGCAAGATATGCTCTTCCTTTTTTTGTTAATCCACTAAATTTCATTTTACAATCTCCTTTCTAATCTGTTTGTATGCTCCTAAGAATAGATTTTTCTTTACGTCTATATCTTCTCCAGCATTAACTCTTTTTCCACTTATAAATACTTCTTTGTATCCTAAAACATGATATTCGTATTTTTTTTCTTTCAACAAATAAAAAGCTTCTAATATACTTCTAACATTTTTATACTCTTCTATAAGAGATAAAACATTTTTTAACCAATCCCTCTCCTTACTTTCATTCACTGTTGTAAGCCTAAATGTAAAAGGTCTCCCTGCATACTCAAACCATTCTTCAATTTTTATTTCATAATTTAAATTTTTTAATTGAAAAATTACAGCAGTCTTAGTTCCTTTTTTTGAATGAACCCAATATGCAGACTTTATTAATTTTATTTTGATTTCTCTGTCTAAGTCTACTCTATATTTATCTATATTAAAAAACCAAGCAATTTCATCTAAAACATTATCTTCTTGTACTTCAAGATTATAAAAAAGTGCTAAAGTTTCAATTTTATCTACAATATAAGTTTTAAAAATTTTTTCAATGCTCTTAGAAAAGGCTGTTAGATTTTTATATTTTTTTAAGTTCTCAGGAAATATTGCTGTGTAACTTGCTCGCTCTAACTTATTCATCTTCCTCACCTATATACTTTATGCTCTTAGTCAGTTCTTTTGCTACAGTATCTTTTTCTATTTTTTGAAAAGCAGGACTTGTTATTTCTATTCTTTTAGCTCCTGCTAATATTATTAATTGTGTTAATTTATTTGGATTTATATCTCTTCCTAGTTTTTCTTTTTGCCAATAAATATATTCATTGAAAGCTGCTTCTACTTCTTTTTTTACCAAAATAGGGTTATCCCCTTTCTTAGTCCAATATTTAATGTCTATGTTATACGATTGTACTTTTGGTTTTTCTATTTCAATTTTATCTGTCAAAGGTCTTACATCATCAGCTAATTTTTCTTTAATTTTTTCTAATATTTCTTGACTAGGTAATTCTCCATTTTTCAACAATGGAATAATTTTTACAACTCCAGGTGTTGATGGAGGGGTATAAATATAAGAATCTTTAATATCTTGGTGTGATGTTAATGTATAATACTGATAAGCACCATGAGGTCCTGCTACTGAAAAGGCTCTAGGTCTTAATCTTATTCTATTTCTATAAGCATCATCATCTTCTCTATCAGCACCACCAGATGTTTTAGTTATATTTGAAACTGATAATAAGTAAGGGACATCATCTACAATTGTAGCTATTTCTCCTGTTTCAATTTCATTTCCTATTAATCCAGGTACTAAGCATTTTACTTTTCCTACTACTGTTCTTTTTCCAGGTTCTAAGACTATTGTTTCGATACTTTCGAAATATAGATTACCTTTTGCTATCTTGTGTCCTTTTGGTATTATCTTTCTTTCGTCAAAAATTTTAGAGAACGTATATTCTACTGAACATTCTGCTCCTTTTTCTATTATTCTTGAAACATCTACAAGTGCACCCAGAGCATCTAAATATTTTCCTTGTGAATATTGAAGCAAATTCATTTTTCCTATAAAATTCATATAATCTTTAGATACACATACCAAATATGTAACCCAATCAATAAAATCTTCAGCTGGATCTCCTGCTGAAACTTTCGTATTCATGATTTCTTCGTATC